CAGAACGCGACCCAGTCCTTGAGGGTGTAGTTCTTGAACAGGTACATCCAGGCGACCACGCGGAGGACTCCGGCCCGGGACGGGTGCCCGCTGCGGGCCTTGTAGCGGTGGAGGATGAACTTGTTCTTCGGGAGCTCCATCCCCTCGGGAGCTTCGTCCGTCCTGACCCGGAAGGCGTCCTCGCTGTCCCAGAAGAAACGCTTCTGATAGCGGGAGCGGATGTCGCTCACAACGACCCGCCCGGCCTCATAGGCCCACATAATTTCAGAGACGGCGAAGCCCTTCCCGATCGCGTCCAGGAGGTCAAGCATGATGTCCTCGAGCCCCTCGATGCCGTTGATCTGCGCCTCAACGAACTCCGCGATCTCCTTGTCCCTCTCGTCGTCGGAGTCGAAGGGGATGATCTCGAAGTCCAGGCCCGTGACCGCGTTCTTCCGGGTTTGGAGCTGCGAAAAGAGATGCGGGTCTTTCTCCTCCATCTCCTCAAAGAGCTCCGCTTGCCGGAGAATGTCGCCCGCGTCGGCCTCCTTGAATATCTCGGCGAGCTTGACGGGGGTGAGCCCGTTCGAGGGGTAGTCGCTGTATTTGTCCGTTACCTGGGCGACGGCGACTTCCCGGGTGTCCGGGCGGTGCTGCGGGGGCGCTTGCTGCCTGTTCTGTCGCCGCCTGTTGGTCTTCCTTGACATGGCCCCGCCTCCTTAGTAGGCCCCGCGCCGGAACTTCACGGCGCGGCCTAAAACTGATTTATAGTCGACCTTCCGCCCCACCTTCACGGAGAGGGCCAGCGCGACCGCCATCTGCAAGGCGTCGGGCGCGTCGTCGTTCTTCCCCATGGGGTACTTGAGCATCTGGTCGATGAGTGTCTTGTGTTTCTTGGAAAACTTGAGATAGCCATTCTTGACGAACGGCTGCAAGCTCTGGATGCGGGCGTCTTTGTTCTGGACGCTGTTGATCTCCTCGATGGGGAGATACTCTCCGCACTCCGCCGCCCGCTGCCGCATGATCTCGGCAAAATAGTATTGAAATTGAACCGCTTCGACGCCGAACTTGTAGAAGGGCTTCTTGTACTCGCGCCGGAGCCTCCGGGAGTCGCCCAGGGCGTCGTCGATGATCTTGTCCGGCTTCCGCTTCGCTATGTCGGCGATCACGACGTAGAGATAGCCCGAGGAGGTGTCCTTCGCGATGCCGATGATCGCCGAGGTGTCGCTCTTGCGGTTCTTCCCCAGGGAGGGGTCGTTCGCCCCCACGAAGATGAACCGCGACTCGGAGAAGTCCGGGACGGTCTTCCCGTCGTCGTCATAGTAGTCGAACCACTCCTCGGCGAAGGCGCAATTCTCGGGGTCGATGGGCTCGTTCTGGATTTCGGAGGAGAAGGACGCCTCGCCCTCGGATATTCTCATAACCATAAGGGCATAGTAGGGGAGCTTCTCCTCCCACAAGACCGCCGTGCCTTCCAGCATCTCGGCCTCGTTGGCCTTGAAGAACGCCTCGGCGTCCTGTTGGTGCGCCGGGTTCTCGAGGTCGGTGTAGATGCGCTCCCACGCCTCCCATAGTTCCGTATGGGTGGCGAAGGAGATGACGCCCTTGTAACGGGCCGTCACATACTCGGGGTTCTTCGCCACGTTGGCGAGGAGGGCGTCGTAGTGGAGGAGCGTCCCTATATAAACGATGTCCGTGTAGGTGTCGCCCGCCTTACTCACGGCCTTATAGAACCAGTCCCGGAGCTTCTTCCGCTGCTCCGGCGTGTTGACGTTCTCGTCGTTCTCGAGATCGTCGCATAGGATGAGGTCGGGACGCCATTGTTTGTGGCGTCGGCCTCTGATCTTCTTCCCCGCGCCCAGCGCCTCGATCTTGACGCCGTTCGAGAGGAGGATGACCGACGCCTTCCAGACCCGGCCCTTGAGCTCCCCGAAGTCCTCCCGGAGCGCCGCGTTCTCCTCGAGCTCCGTCTTGAGGTCGTTGAGGAAGCCCTCGGCCTGTTCCGAGCTGTCCGAGAGGATAATCTCGTAGTGCTTGTAGCCGTAGACGGAGGAGTGCAGCGAGTCCTTGAAGGTGAAGGTCGTACTCTTTGCGTGGCCTCGAGGAGCCTCGACCGCTCTCCGGCATCCGTTTGCCCGGCTGATCGCCTTCGCGTCCGTGAGGGGGTTCATCCCCTTCATGACGCCGTCACGGAAGATGCGGTCGAGCTCCTCGTGAAACGGGGGCGAGGGCCTCACGAAGTAGTGGGCGAGGTAGGCCCGCCCGAAGTAGCCGAGGTCGATCGCCCCGAGCTGCTTCCGTAGCCCTTGCGGGCCTGTGAGCGGGGCCCCGCCCCGGAAGTCCTCGAGGAGCTGCGCCCGGAGCTGGGGGAAGTTGTCCCCGCGCTGGACGTACTCCTCAAATAGTTCGCGTTGGTATTCGCTGTTTGCGACCGCTTCGCGGTCTTCCGGCTCCTCGAGCCGTTCGAGGTATTCCTTGAGATCAATCGGCATCGGAGAGCACCTTCTCCCTCGCCCTCGAGAGGACGTCGTGCAGCTCTCCCACGAGTTCGGGGTGCTGCTTGATCGCCGCCATGAGCTCGGCCTCGAGCTGTTCAAAGGCGAGCTCGGCCTTCTTCTTCATCTCCTGCCGGACGCGCTTCTCATAGGTGGCATTTCTGGACAGGGAGGCGATGAGCCGCCCGGCCTTGTCGAGCGGCATCTCGGCGAAGTCGTCCTCCGCTGTGCTTACCCGCTGCATAAGGCCGTCCATGAGAACCATAGACGCCGCCTTCGTGTAGTCGAGGTCGGGGTGCGCCTCGACCGCCTGGGCGATCGCCTGGGTGCGCTGTAGGGTCTCGGCGACACGCTGCGCGGCCTGGGTGCTGCGGATGGAATAGCGCCCGATCGCGGACTTGCTGATCTGATAGCCCCGCTCTTTGAGCCACGCGGAGAGCTCCTCGTAGGTGTTCGCTGTGTCCGCGAGCCTTGCGTCCAGCTCGACCCGCACATCATCCGGGAGTTGGTCGATAGTGGAGCTCACTCGCGTCCGGCGTCTCTCTCCCTTAGACATCGACGCCCGGGTCGTCGATCGTGCTCTCCAGGAGGTCGACCCCCCTCTTTGTGAGCTTGATGATCGCGTCCTTCCTGTAGGCGTTGTAGGCATTTGCGGCGCGGTTGGTGAACACGATATACCCCGCCTCCTCGAGATACTCGAGATGTTTCGAGATGTCCGGGGAGAAGATCAAACCGTCAGCGACGAGGGCGTTCGTGATCTGCCGGACGAGGAGCGTGTTCTGATTGCCTTTTGCCAGGGCCCGGATGATGTAGCCCCGGATGGCCTTGTTCTTGCTGACTTCCTGCTCCGTCAGCTCGTCCATGATCGCCATAATGGACTATTCCTCCTTTCGTTCTCTGGAATAAAGGATTTTGTCGAGCTTTTCCTCGACCCTGTTCATGACCCGGATGTAGTCCTCCCGGGTGACGTAGACAAGCGGAAGGTCGGCTTTGAGGTCGTTGAGCTTATCCTCGACCTCCGCGATCTTGGCGGCGTTCTTCTCGTCTGCCTTCTCGAGCGAGGAGAGCGTCTTCTTGAGGAAGAACGTGAGCGCCCCCACGACAAGGGTGCAGAGGAGGGAAGCCACCGCGCCGATGAGGGCGGTGATCTGGACGGTGTCCATGGCGCGCCCTCCTTTACTGCCCGGGGGCGGGCGTGGGCGTCTGGGCCTCCTGGATGCCTTCCAGCAGCTCCCCGGAGATGGTGAGGTAGGGGTCGCCACGCTTGACCTTGAGGACGGCGTCCTCGATGCACTTCGTCAGGTAGGCGTCGAAGCTGCCGAGGTTCTTCGTGATGACCCGCTGGGCCTCGGGCGAGATCGCGTTCTTGACCTCCTGGAAAACCTTCCGCCCGAGCTCAAGCAGCTCCTCCCGGTCGACCTTGCCCTCCTTGACCTTGTCCCTCACGGCCTGGGCCGTGGTCTGCTCCATGGCATTGACCGAGACCGTGGCGAGGTTGACGACGTCGTCGAGGGCGTTCTCCAGGAGCTCCCGGGCCGCTTTGTCCTCGATCTGCTTCGTCTGGGCCTTGACCTGGGCCCCGGCGAGGCGGATGTAGTAGACCGCGTAGGCCCCGGCGAGGGCGATCACGGCGAGGACGATGTTCGCGAGCGCGTTGCTCGCTGCGCTGGTGATGACGTTCATGTCCATGTGTTTACTGCCTCCTTTTGGCAAAAAATAAGAGTAGAAGCGTAGCTTCTACTCTTACTTTAGCGGGTTTTCTGTGAAGTTTACATATGAAGCAGTTCTAAGAGAGGCCGCTCCCGTCTGCGCCCGTCATGCCTTCCAGCAGCTCAAAAAGTTCGATCTGCCCCTCCGTCTGTCCGGGGCCGCATAGCTGCCGAACCCATCGCTCTGTGACGCCGTACTTCCGGGCGAGCTCCGGGTGATTGTAGCCGTTGAACTCGGCTTTGATGTGGGCGTCACGGACGGGGCGGGTGAGGCTCTCGGGCTTCGGGATGTAGATGGTCGCGCCGCCGACTACTTCGGCGAGGCGGTAGAAGTTCTCCGGCCCGATCGCCTCGGCGATCTGCTTGTAGGGGCCCTCCGGGAGCATCTCGATCGTGAGCTCCTTGACAAGTCCGTCCATGCTGCGCCCTCCTTCCTCTTTATA